TCTCGCTCCCAAGGCATCATATTTTCAATCTCAGTCAAACTATATTTATGATATTGCATTAATGAAAAATTGAGTTTGAAATAACCTTCAAGACTCATATGTACCAGAGCTAAGCGAAAAAAGATGCTAACCCTTCAAGAACCACATCACTTTCCTTTTTAGTTTCAGGATTCATAACCTTAATAGTATGAGATAATTTAGGCATAGTCTCAAAGAAAGATTCAATCTCTTTAAACTGAGATGAATTCATCGACTCAAGAAATTCATTCAATTCTTTCTTAGTACAATCAGATGCTGACCATACTTCCTCTTCGGTATAAATCTTATCAATACATGTTCCAATCAATTCAAATGATTGATCCATCTGGTTTCCTTCACTAAAATCAAAATTATTTTTAATGAATTGTTCCAAGGAAGGATACTTCATTTCCATCATAATATTATCATCAAGTTTTATCTGATTGGTATGTCCATCAGTACGTTGAATTTTAATATTATCAATAGGAATATTCTTTTTAACTTCAGTAACACCATCATCAGGACATATTAAATTAACTTCAATAACCTCACCTACAGACTTACCACGAATATTCAAAAACAAATACTCTATATCAAAAGTAGGTAATGACTCAACCTTAATACCCTTTGTCAAAACACAGTTCTTAATTACTGCTTTAATAGCATTCGTAATTTCTTTTGTGTCCTCACTTTCAAGAGCTATCAATAATACCTTTTCTTCTTTAACTAAAAAAGGTCTATATCTAACTGTCTTTCCTGTAGAAGGTAGTACCAACTCATAAGTCGGAGTCGAAATCTTTGGTAATGGCATGATATGTTTATAACAATGTCAGTGTATTTATTTAGCAGGGTTTTCTAAGTTATTGTGGTGGACTGAATTCAGGAGGCACAGCAGGTGGAATTAATACAATTTGTTTTGGTGGTGGAATATCACCCTGACTTTGAGCTTGCCTATTCATTATTTGTCCCCTTGGAGTGCTAGGATCTGAAATGATTCCATCTCTTAAACCTCTTCCAAAGTTTGGATTTTGTTCTCTTCTTATTTGAGATCTAGTTTTACCATTACGTAATAAATCATTTTCTTTAAGTAATGCATTACCAAATCCATTAGGATGTTGTGCTTGCCGTTCTTGAGTTTTATTTAATATATTATTTTCTGGATCAAGAGGATCAGTATTAGGAACACTAGCAACTACGTTAGATAAAGAAGGTTCTACCCTACTTGTCTTGAATGTATTATGCTGAACATATCGTACATAAGAATAAGTAACTGTACACTTTAGAACTTCAGCATCACCATATGATATTGGCATTGAATTAATAGCCGTAGGATAAGTCCTAATAAACTCATATGTTAATTCTCTATCTACCTCATGATCAGGAGTAGGGGCAATAAACTCTCCACCTTTCTCAAACTTTTTAATTAACAATCCATCTATCATATACTCATCAGGATAAGACATCCTATAAAAATAATTTTGATTTCTTAATTTATCTAATGAAACCATATCACTAGGATCTTCTCCTGCAATATATGAAATATAACTTTCAAAAAATCTTATTGGATAGTAAGCATCTTCTTCTGCATTAACATAAAAAGTTAAACTTAAATTCTGATCATATACTTTTCTATGTGGCATCTTTTCTGTGACACCAGTGTAATCATTATCTACATTAAATGTTATTAAATTATTTCCTGGCAATACTGCTTCCGTACATAACAACGTCAAATAATTATATGGAGATGTTGATCCTGAATTCAAGTTAGATAAAAAACTTGGCACAGGAAATTGAACCTCAAAATATGGAACTAATGAGGGTGATAGTATAGTTTTCCTTAGATCATCTACCGTTTTATGGGTTGGTGTTACCCCCAACTTTGCCATCTAAATAATATTTGACTTACTATGTTATTTATTATGTATGTCAGAGAGTAAAAAGAGTATCTACAAACCGAAAAATCCAAAGAAATATAAGGGTAATATTAATAATATTATCTGTCGTAGTTCTTGGGAAGAAAAATTTTGTGGTTACTGTGATCTAAATGAAAATATTATACAATGGGGAAGTGAAGAGTTCTTTATACCATATAGAGCTCCTGATGGCAAAACCCGTAGGTACTTTCCAGATTTTATTATTAAAGTAAAAGAAAATAATGGTAAGATTAAAACCTATGTGATAGAAGTCAAACCATTTAAGCAAACTAAACCACCGAGGAAAAGAAAAAAGGTGACTCAATCATACCTTTATGAATGCAAAACTTATGCTACCAACCAAGCAAAATGGGAAGCAGCAGATGAATGGTGTAAAGATAAAAGAATTGAATTTAAAATTATTACTGAAAGAGAACTTGGTTTAGCATCATGACAGACTCTTTCGGATTCAATGCTGCAGAAGAAGCAGAAGATAATCGTGTGAGACAATATTTAAGTGACCTGAATAATCAAACCAATGATCAAGAAGAAATGATGTTGGAGATTATGGATGCACTGAATGATACAGTAACTCCTATACCTGAAGTAGGAGGTTTCTATACCTTTGTATATAATGCAAAGACTCCTGGTGAATCATATGATCAACATCCTTTAATTGCCTGTGTGGATTTATTCTCATGGGGATTCCGAGGACTTAACTTTCATTGGCAAAAATATAGAAATTATACATGGAATGAACTAGCAGGACAACTCTATATTGTACAACGAAATGAACTAGATGACCTACTTGCCATACCCTATGGTAAATACATACTTAATCCTCGCTAAATAATAAAAAAGTTTTCTTTTTAATGGCAGTTTTTACAAGCACCGATAAGCCAGAAACTCATTACGGTAACGACAATACGAAATATAAATTCAAACCAATACCAGATGGTAAAGGTAAAAATGAAGAGTACTTTGTGCTGGTTAATAAAAAGACTGGAAAGACAGAAGTATGGAATGAAGAGTTTGGTCAAGATAGAATGGTTGGTGAATATGATCCAAAAACTAAAAAATTTAAACCAGAACCAACAGCTGGTTTACTAGGTAAAGGTTCAAGAAAATATGAACAAGAATACTTTACTGGTGAAGACGGTATAAAAAGCATAGTATCTCAAGGAAAAAATGTAGTATCAAAAGAGGTATATAACGATGCGTCTACAGGTGTAAGTAAACAAGATAGATTGCAAGCAGGTAAACAAAAAGCAAACGATTTATTAAATGATGGAACATCATCCATAAATGAAAGTGATTCATCAAGTTTAAAAGGTTTATCAAAACAATCACAAGAAAAATTATTGGAAGCTAAGGGTAGAAAATTCTTCCCTAACCTCAGATACCCAGAAAAAATGTCTGAGGATCAAGATGCAATAAAATTTACTATCAGAGATTTTAAACCAAGAAAATGGGATGAAAGTCAACCAGGAGTTTTAAAAGAAAGAGATCGTAGTAATGCAGCCCTTGATAAATTTAATATGGGATCTATAATCTTACCCATATCAGGTGGTATAAAAGATTCAAATAGAATGAAATGGGATGATGGTACAATAACTCCTCTCCAAGCAGTGGGAGCACAACTAGCACTGTCAGCATTTGATAGTGCTAATGCAACAGGAGGTTTGGTGAAAAACCTAGTAAATGATATAGGTTCTAGTGATATGACTGAAGTTGCACAACAAGGAATTGCAGGAGCAATCTCAGGTGTAGGTGGACAGTTAATAAGAAGACAAGGTGCAATACAGAATCCTAATATAGAACTACTATTCAATAGTCCTGAGTTAAGAGATTTTAGATTTGATTTCAATCTATCTCCACGTAATGCAAAAGAAGCACAAACTGTCAAACAAATCATAAGAACATTTAAGCAATCATCTGCAGCAAGACGAACTGTAAAGGGATACTTCCTAAGAACTCCACTAATCTATCAAATAGAATATATTAATAATGCATATAACTTAAATAGATTTAAGGAATGTGCATTGACTGAATTCTCTACTGACTACACACCTAATAATACCTATTCAACATTCCGTGATGGTACAATGACACAGTACAAAATATCATTATCATTCCGTGAACTTGATCCTGTATTTAATGATGATTATGATACACTTGATGATTCAGAATTTACATTCAATGGAACAGGGCCTTTAGCAAGTCCAAATACAGCAGACTCAGCAGGTATAGGTTACTAAAATGTCAAATTACTTTAAACGAATTCCAAACATTGATTATGTAAGTAGGTTACCTAATGCCAAAATAGGTGACTACATGAAAGTAAAAAACCTCTTTAAAAGAGGTCAACTAAGAGATGATATTTTCCAAGATCTTGCTGTCTTTACAAAATATAAAGTTAATGGTGATGATCGACCAGACAACGTTGCCTACAATTTCTATGATGATTCTAATCTAGATTGGTTGGTTTTAGTTAGTAATAATATTATTAATATTCAATCAGAATGGCCTATGTCTCAACAGTCATTTGATAATTATCTTATTAACAAATACACTCAATCAGGTGATTCAGATACAGATACTTATGATAGAATTTATAATGGAATTCATCATTATGAAACAAAACAAATTAAAAACTCTGGTGATATAGAAATATTAGCAGAAGGACTAACAGTTTCTCCAGAATATACTCTTACATATTATGATTGGTTAGTTGATGGTTATGTAACTCTATCTAAAGCTGATAATGAAGCATACAATACATCATTGCTTACTCCAATAACCAATTATGAATATGAAGCAAAGATTGAAGATGATAAAAGAAATATATTTTTATTAAAACCAATGTACGTTTCATTAGTCATTGATGATATGTCTGAGATGATGAAATATAAAAAAGGATCTACTGAATATGTCAGTAAATCCCTTAAGAGAGCAGAAAATATTAGACTATATCAATAACTACTCTTCAGCTAACTTCTGAAAGTACTTCAGTGCATCATCTTCATCTTCCGATGCTGGTGATGAAACTGCTGCAGCTACCGTTGCTTCTGCCTTACGAGCATTAAAGTCTGGTGCATAAGAACCACGACTGTTATCCTCATTTACAACTTCTTCGTCATATACACGACGTGTTGGTTGCTTATGTCCTAGAACATAATC